CGGCAGCGGTGCTCGCGGCTCCGATAACAGCCTGTTCACCCTACACTGGACCCTGAAAGACTTCCTTGGCGAGTTCGTATCCGGCGGTAATGGTGGTAGTGGATTCTCCATCGCTGGTATGGCCAAACGGCTGTGGGATGCGGCTATCGGCAAGATAGGCGAGCTCCCAGGCAAGGAACAGTTTGGTGACTTTGGTAAGCTACCGGCTGCGATGCTCAAGACCATGGCCGATAAGGCATGGGAGTTCCTCAAGTCCAAGCTGGGTACATTCAGCGGTGCGGGCGGCGTAGCCGGTAACGCGGAATCGTGGCGTGAAATGGCCATGGCCGCCATGCGTAGGCAGGGATTCAACGCCGATGATCCGCGTCAAGTCGATGCCATGCTGAAACAGATCATGTCTGAATCTGGTGGCAATCCCGGAATTGCACAGCAAATCCACGACGTCAACGGCACCGGTGAATCTGCTGGTGTTGGTCTGTTGCAGATTATCCCTGGAACATTCGCAGCTAACCGTGACCCCGAACTACCGGATGACCGGCGTGATCCATGGGCCAATATGAACGCCGCATTGCGCTACTACAAGTCGCGCTATGGTACGGACCTTACAACGATGTGGGGTCACGGCCACGGCTACGACAGCGGCGGGTGGCTCAAACCCACCCCAGGTGGTTTTGGTACCTATTTCAACCACACGGGCAAACCAGAGGCGGTGTTGACCTCCGACCAGTGGAAACGCATTCAGGACTTGATCGAAGGTCTGCGCGAGGCACAGCCAGCACTCACAGAGCTGGCTAATCCGAACTCCACTGTCAAGGTGGACATCAGCGACCGTCTGGCTCGCACCGTGGCAACGGGTGACTTCCCGGGTGCCGTCCCCGGCTACCTTGAGGAGTCAAACCCGCTTGTCGGAATGGCAGTAGAAGCGGCACACACCCTTGATTCCCTAGAGGGTGAATGGGGTAACCTGCGTGGCTTGCCCGAGGAATTAGGCCGTATCTACACCGCTGGCCCCGAGGGCTGGGATCGTGTCTCTAGGGCGTTGCTTCATACAGCAACAACCGGGGATATTATCGCTACCGGTTTGGTCGATGAGGATTCCCCGCTCAATGTGGCAGCCCTCAAAACCCACGATGCAATTGTGGAGGGTCAACGGCAAGTGCGCGAGGCTGTGGTTAACACGGCGCGTCAATATGGCATTGACATTCCAGCTATTGAAAAAGCCATTGCCGATGGTGTGGAGAATAACCGCAAGTGGGCCAGCGGTGAGCTGGATAACAAGGGCCGTATCGGTACCCCAGAAGAAATCGCATCTGATTTTGGTGGGATTATCGCTGAGGAGTACGGCAACCAACTAGCTGGGCTGGTCGGGCTCAAGGGAATTGTCAAGGTGCCCCGGCTGCTTGACGATGAGCTACGTCATAAGCGTGAAGAGCGCGCGGCGGCTCACCCTGAAAATGACCCGGCCCCGTCCCCCAATGCAGAGCCACAACCTGGACCAGTACCAACACCTGAACCGCCACCTAGTGTTGCGGATCAAGCACCGGTGCATGTCCAAAACGGCGGTGACACCATCACCGTCAATGTGACGCTTTCTACCAATGATGCTGATGACCCGGCCAAACTGGCACGTGTCGTTGACCAGCTGAAAGCTGAGTTTGATCGGCTAAAGCACGATCGCCGCCCTGCAAATACGCAGACACGCGGCGGCAACATCTAACTAAGACCATGGAGGTTTCATTATGGGGCAACTGCTTAATGGAGTGCTCACCATGGATGTGGAGTTGGAAGACCCCACAGGCCATGTGTGGAATCTCCATGGTGACGCGGCTGGGGATGAGGGTGTGACCTTAGAGGGACTAGACAATATCGATGCGACTATTGACTATTCCCTTGACGGTGACGCTTTCCAAGTGGGTGAGCGTGTGGTGGGGTGGCGCATCGACGCCATTAAACCCACCATCAAAGTAGCTATCTCTACAGCCCGTCACGTCGATGCATTGATCAATTGGACAGCCGCGCTCAATGCCCACGGCACATGGAAGCTCATTATGCGTGATCCTGTACGCGGCGATGAGCGCACCCTAAAGATGCGCTTGTCACGGCACACCGGGGCTACCGAGGGTGACCCCTACATATCTGGGATGATCATTTCTGATTACACCTTTGTAGCCCCCGAGGCCACATGGTATGGTGGTGTGCAGAGGCTCCGCCATGGCGGTTCATGGGTTAACGATGGTCCCCTTGAACCCGTCTTGTCCCTAGTGTGGGGCAAGGCCGGATCAGTCTCTCTGACTGTCCCCGGGGGCCGAGGTGGAGTGTGGACCGGTCCACTCCCCCGCCCGGTTAAAGATGGTCCATGGCAGTCGCTCCTATCGATTGATAGCCGTATGATCGTCTTCGATAAAGACGGCGCTGGTTTACCAGTGCCGTCTTCATCGTTTAGAAACAACTGGTTTTCACTCAAAGTAGGTTCGGGGCAAACTTTGAATTTCACCACAAGCGGCGGTACCGATGCGTACCTGGACATTACGCCGCGCTATTTGAGTCCCTATTAAATTCCCCGCTGGGAGGTTTGGTCATGGCCGGTGTTGTGTGGTCGGAATGGTGGGCACATGCTAATCAACTGTTCCGACAAAAAGGAATTAATTTCTGGCTGCTTGACAAAGACGGTCACCCGTTTTGTGAAGTGCGCGAGATTATCGACTATGACCTTGGGGATTCAGCCCTAGATATGGCAGAGGGCAAAGTCACCATCTTTGCTGATAATGAAGTTGTCCCCTGGCTTTTGGGTAAAGAGACAGATGGTGTGATCGGGAAACAGCCCCCGCGTATTGATCATGTTCTCCATGACGCGGTGCACTTAATAGCTGTGACCGGCGAGTTTCAGGTGATGGGCTACCGCGTCCATGAACTGCAATATGAGCTGGGTGGCAAACGCGGCGGCACCATGGAGATTATCGGTATCAGACCGCGTGAGCATTTCAAACATATTGTGCTCAAATCCAATACGCATTTGCCAGACCAATTCCAATTGAAATGGTCGGACATTCAACAAGGCCCTGCATTAAATATTATCAAATCCTATATTCATAGGAATTTGGAAAGACAATTTCAACCTAATTCATTGCTTGGACAATGGAACCTTGAGGCCATTGACGCCTGGGATAAAGTGCGCCCGTCCGTTGAACTGTGGCCTATTTTCATGAATCCTAAAATCGATGGTCCAAATACAGAATGGGCCGTGATCGAAGCCAGATACGACAACGCCTATGACGCTTTAAATAAAACTGCTACCGCGTCTGGCACCATGCTCACGGCTGAGTATTGGCTACCGGGAATGAAACAACCGTGTCCTGATTATGTTCAATTTAAAACGCCTACCATCATTTTGGACGCGGTGAATAGGTCATTCCACCCAGGGGCCACAGGCACCATCAAGGACGGCATACGCGGGATTCAGCGGCGGTTCTCCGCTATCCTGAACCAAAACGTCGATGACCTGCCAGTATTCTCTGATGGGGCGGGGCTAACTCACCTGAACCTACCCCCGTGGGTGGTATGGAAACCCAGCCAGTATCAGGCAGTGAGCAAAGTCACGTTCAAGAAATCCACTGACTCTGTGTTCGTGGTGGGTGGCAAGTCCCCGGCGGCGCTGAACAAAATCTTATCCCTTGGATGGTCTGCGCTGGTCAAGGGCATTGGTTCGTTCTTCCCCGGCGTCGGTCCCTTCTTTGCTGAGATCATCGCAGAGGGTGGCAAAGAGGCGGTGAAGGATCGCATTCTCGCATTCCAGACCTATGACCAGAACTACCGCAAAGAGGCGCATGGACGCTTGCGGTATCGGGAAGTGAGTAAGCCGGGTGAAGCCTACTCAATCTCTAGCGTACAAGCGGCCATGGCTGCGATGGAGGAAACCGGCGGTGGAATCAGTTTTGATATAGCCGTCGTGGACGGTGCCCCATATCAGTTTGTACGTGATTACCACGTAGGTGATCAAGTGGGGGTAGAGATGCTAGGCATGATCATGGCCTCATTCGTGAGCGAGGTCCATATCCAGGGTGACCGTGGCAAGAGAAACGTCACTGTGTCGCTAGGTGATCCCCGTATCAGGGAATCCTCCACGGCCATGCTGGCTCACAACATCGAAACCATCAGCGGCATTCTTTCCCGCATCAAAACGCAGATTGGACAGTGATAATGAAGTCTCAAGGTCTAGATGAGCTTTACCCTTTTGCCACCCCGAAAGGCAAAGACCCATGGGCCGGGCTTTTTGTCCACGCAGCAGGGCTTGACATGGATACCCCCGTGGTCGAAGCCCTGGCAGACCACGTACGCAAGCTGGGTTTTGTGCACCACGGCTACATGCAGGAGGTCACAAAAGTCAAGCTAGCTGTGGGTTTGCCCACCGACGATGCTACGCACCATGCCGATCCAGGGGAGAAAATCACCATCACAGTGACAGAAAACCCCCGTAGTTATGTGTGGGTGCGTGGGGTTGCTCCACATGGTCTAGAGCTTACCGAGGCCGGGTTATCCGGGGCGGTGGCAGAGATGGGAGTGTGGGAGTTTGAATTAGTCCACGGCCCCGCCATTCACTTTGACCCGCTGGGATATGGTGGTGCTCCCCTAGAGCCGGGGCGGTGGGTACACATTGATGAACCGGTGGCCATGCCGTTTATCGACGCCACAGCCGTACCCGTGGAGGACATGGACGATCAACAGCTTGCCCTGCTGCAGCAACGCGTGAACGCAACCCTCAAGCTGCGTGAAAAGGAAGGGGAGACGTCATGAGCGTCGATCCTACACGCCGCACCCTTACCCCGGCTGGTGGGGCCAGCGGGGCCGAACAGTTCGGGCAAGGTCTTGGACAGATGTTCGGACACGTCATTAACGGCATCGCTAACGCTATCCGTTCAGTGTTCGACCCCAACATCAGACCAGGGAATATGTTCGGACCCATCGCCGGTGCCATGCAGCCCTACGTTGACCGTCAAAAAGAAATCGCAAACCGGATCGATGAACTCAAGTCCCCCTTGGAAGAGACGGGCACCTTGTTCATGATCAATGGTGGCAGGCACCTACAGGGGGTGTTCCCCTTTGATGAAATGCTCATTGGTTCACGCGGCGTGGAATTTGAGCGTATCCCCCACGCCATTCGACTCATGGACAAAGGTGTATGGCGTATTGACGCCATGATTAGTGTCTCTGGCCTTATCTCTATCGCAGCCTCCCATGTGGTGGAATGGCAGATCGAAGTGAAGACCCGCACCGGTGACATGTGGCACGTCAAACGCGGCTACATAACCAGCCGTGAACAAGACCATTCTGTGCTGTCCACGGTGGTGGCCGTGCCAGATGTTGGCTACACCGTCCAAGTGGTCGTCACTCACAACAAGTCGTTTACCAGGGAGTTTTACGGTGGAGCAGACCGTAACCACCTGATGGTGTGGCACTTAAACCGTGAGATTGACGGCGGCAAAGGTACGGCCACGGGACGTAGCCGCTAACCGTACCTGTTGCATTAGACAGCAACTATCCTATCGTGCTTTCTATCCAAAGGAGGATTCATGGCACGTACCATTAACATCGACATCACAGACGTTGGGGGCAATGCGCACCCCGGCGACTATGTGGTGTTCTCAGCCACAAGTTGGCGGGCCAGTGCAGACAACCCGAACCGCGTAATCTCTACCGCACCCCAGCGTGTGCACCTGAACGCAGGACGGGCTGATGTAGCCAACATCGAACCGGGCCTACTCCGCGTGGAGTTCCACGTTCGCAACCAACGCATCAACCCCATCACGGTTAAAATCCCCGAGGGTGAGGGCGCTATCTCCCTGCGTGAGCTGATGGGGCCGGAATTTGCTCCCACACCAGAGGAGAACGCAGCGGTGCAGTCGCTGGCTGCACGCATCGACAACATCAAAGGATCGTTGGATGAGTTCGACCAGCGTCTTGATGTGGCACGTGATGAGCTTGATCGACTGGTAGCTAAGTATGGCGGTGTAGCCCCCGCTGCTCCGACCCCTGCCCCTGCAACCCCACAGCCGGGCGGCACTCCCACCCCGGCCCCTGCCACGCCGAAAGTCACCATCACAGAGGCAGACGTCACCCGCATCATCGCGGAATACATCAAGGCCCACCCACCAACCAGCCCTAATCAGGCTGAACCGCTGTTCGTGGCTGAACAGGTCACGTCTGAACTGGAAAAGATTTTCTCTAAGCAACTGCCTGTTGCTGTAGAGCGCAACATCAAAGAGAAGATCGATGCAGCCGTGCGTGCCGCTGATGGTGCAGCCGTGGTCACCGTCACCCCGGCTGCTGGTGGTAAAGACATCACTGACTCACTGCAAGCAGCGCTGACAAACCCAGCGGTGAAGGTGATCAAGATTCCCGCTGGTGAATGGACGTTCCGCAAGGGACTGATTACCACCAAAAACACCAGTGGCAAGGTTGTGATGGGTGCTGGTAAAGACGCCACCACCATCACCCGCCCCGCTGGAACACAAGCCACGTTCTTCACGGCTGGTTCAGGGGACGCGCTCCATCACGTGACGTTTACAGGGTTCACCGTGGACATGACACATTCCTTGGACCCCACACTCACCTTACGTGCCTTCCAAATCACCAACGCGGAATTTGTGGACTTCCTGGGGGTAGGTATCAAAAACGCAGGTAGCCACGGTATTTTGCTGCAAGGCTACGCCACAAAAGAAAAAGCCACCGGCGTTGGTTCGTCCGATTGTCGCGTTATTCAATGTGATATTGACGGCGCGGGGCTGGTACAGGCACCTGCTGGTACGACGCTGGCCACCGGTCACGGCATCACCATCAAAGATGAGTCGCTGCGAAACCAAATCCTGAACAACAGGATTCGCGGCGTGAGCTGTGGCATGGGCATCAATGGTACCCACACCACAAGCAACGCTTTCCCTCAAGCACAGCGACTGGGTGAACCAAAGCACACGATGGTAAGCGGAAACATGGTGGTCATGGCCGAAAACATGTCCATCGCGTTTGAGCCAATTGGGTTTACGTCTGGCTGCGAATACACCTCCATCATTGGTAACCAGATGCCTGTGTCCAAGGACAACGGCATCTCTGTTGGCGGCTACTCTGTAGTGTCCAGCAACGTCATTGGTGAAGCGTGGAATCATGGCGTCGCCTGCTCTGGTAACGGCACCGTTGTATCCGACAACATCATTTCCAACGTGGGCCTTGAGAATGTGAAACGTCCACCAAAGGACGGCCCCAAAGAGTGGGCGGCGGTTGCATTTGAAGACCCCAACGAGTGCGTGGCTACGGGCAACAGCTATCGCAAGACCAATGCAGACAGCCAATGTACCCACATGATCAAGGTGGTCTTGCGTGACGGCACACGCCGCGATCAAGTGGGTGGCAACATCTTTGCATGGAACATGGCACAGCCGGGTTCACTCATGGGTGAGTTCGTCAAGAACGGCAACTTTAACCCAGCTAAGCCCGATATTGTCGTGACCATCGACATGTGGAATAACCTCCGCACAACCGTGCTTGACCTGCAGCGCAAGTACGATGAGATGGTGAAACGGGTAGGTACCCTTGAGGAGAAGCCAGCCCCGGCCCCTGCAAACCCCACACCTGCACCAGCTGACACTGAGAAGATCAAGCAGCTGGAAACCCAGCTAGGTAAACTGGCCGAACAGCTCAAGGGGATACAGGCTGCACCCCCGGCGGCTGGCGGCACACCCAGTGCACTTATCAAGGCACTGGAAACCCGTGAGGGGCCGATCCCAGGTAAGGACATTCACCCGTTCAACCTGTGGACCCGTGGAGCGCGGCGCCTGGCCCCGGTCACCTACTCATGGCCAAAGTACTGGGAGGCTATCGAACATGCCCGTGATGTCACGGCCAACTACTTCCACAACCCTGACATCGCTGGTCCCTTCATCGCTAACCCACACAGCGGCGTTGGCACTAAGAAGGAACAAGATTATGAGTTGACTTTAACCGCAACCGCTAATCTTGGCATGGTCAACATCGCCTACGTGCTCACCCAGTGGGGTGGCCGTGCGCACTCTGAGATCATCAAGGAAATTGACCAGTTCATCAGCTACTATGGCCGCAACAGGATTCACGGCGTGTTCCTTGATGAGGCTGTCAATGGTTGGGGTGCTCAAGAGTCGAAGGTTCAAGGGTACGTCACTCTGTACCAGGAACTCCGCAAGAAGTACGGCCCCGCGTTCTACATCGTGGCAAACCCCGGCGGTAACACCGTGGAGGGTATGTTGAACGCCGCTGATACCATCATGGCTTTTGAGCAGTCAGCACAGCGTTACATTGATGACGAAACCATTTGCCCCGGTCACTATCGTGGTCAAAACCCATTACGGTTCTGGCACGCGGTACACAACGTCAATGACACTGAACAAGCAAAACAAGTTCTGCGACGTGCCAGCGTGTCAAACGTCGGGCAAATCTGGCTCACCTCCGACACCTTCACCGGTGAACTAGGTAGTGAATCCGAGTGGAATAATCCGTGGGATAATGCCCCTGACAAGGACATCCTGCGTGAGGAAATCCAATGGGTGCGGCGTCTGGGTGAGTACATGACGCCACAAGAGTTCGGATAGGAGGTGTTGCGCTAAATGGCAACCATGCCTGTAGAGCAGGGCTTCTATGTCACCTCCCCATTCGGTAACCGTGACGGTGAATGGGCAGGTATGCATTGGGGTACTGACTTTGGCCACGATGGTGGCAGCGGTGGTTATCCCGTCTTTGCCGTCAAGTCTGGCACCGTCCAATATGCGGGCGGTGCATCTGGTTTTGGCATGTGGGTTACCATCGACCACCCCACAGAGGTGGGTGGGGGTTACTCAGTTTATGGCCATGTGGTGCCCGAGGTTGTGCCCGGCCAATGGGTGAATGAGGGTGACCGCATCGCGCGGATCAATCCTGATTCCTCCACCAATGGAGGGGTAGCGCCCCACCTTCATTTTGAATGGCACCGGTACGTATGGTCACAGCCGGGACCAGACCGACTAGACCCCATGCTCACGGTACTAGCCGGGGCGGTGTGGCCGGGTGGAGCACCTGTCACAGTGACGACAAACCCCCAGGGAGGAGAGCCTATGAGCGAGGTCATTTACGGTATCGACATCTCCAACCGCCAGCCCGATATTGATCTTCACCAGGTGGGGCGTGAAGGTTTTGAGTGGGTCATCATCAAGGCCAATGAGGGCACATGGCGCGATAAGTTCTGTCGCCGCCACATCGACGCCGCGCGTGCAGCGGGGCTAGAGGTGGCCGTGTACTGCTACGTGGTCAATGACGCTAGCCCAGATGAACACGCCGATACCCTGCACGAGGTGGTGGGTGGGGACACCTCCCTGCCTGTGGCATTGGACATTGAGGACGGTAGCGGACATGACGTTGGTCACTTCCACCGGGTGAAGGAAGCCATTGAGCGGCGCGGGTACCGTGTCTTCCTCACCTACATGCCGTCGTGGTATTGGCGCGACCGGTTGGGCTGTCCACAGCTTGAGGGTCTTCCTCCGCTGTGGACCAGCTGGTACCCAGATAACAACATCGACTTTGCCAGCACCATCTACGAACGCAGCGGTGATGCGGGCTGGCAAGGGTACGGTGGCTTGGACGTGGCGCTGTGGCAGTTCACGTCAAGTGCCAATGTGGCAGGTCATGATCGCGGTATCGAC